CCCAATCTGTCTCGCCATACTGGGTGGCCTTGGGAATCTGAATATCTGCAATCTGCCCACTGACCTTGGCTTTGAGCCGCTTGGCAACCTTATCGACGATCCCTTTGAGGGTGGTTTTTTCATACGCCTTGCCAATCCGGGTGCGGGCCTGACGGCTCAGGCCTGCTGAGAGTGCGCGAATACGCACAGCAGCGGGGGGCCCTTCGATCTCAATTTCATCAACTTCAAAGGCCCCGGCCTTGACCAAGGCTTTGTGGGCATAGCCATATTCCAATTGGACTTCGGCCCCTTTTTCTGGGTACCAGGCATCCAGCCAGCGGCCATCGGGGTCCATCACGGAAATATCTAGCTCGTCAGATTGGCCTGTCAGCTTGTCTGTGTACGTGATTTCGGTGACGTAAGGGGCCAGATCTTTGCTGACATCTTTGCCATTGTAAAAGAGCTTAAACGCCGGTTGAACTGCCTGCTTTACTTCCACGGTGGCAGGCCCTGCACTTCTTTGGGCTGCTCGATCAGGGGAATCAAGAGCTTCATGCCAGCTGGCAAGGTGGGTTTGATCGGGGCCTGGGGATTGGTTTCAATCAGGAGACCCATTTGCGTGACATCGCCATAATACTTCCAGGCAATGCTGTCCCAGCGCTCCCCTTCGGTGGTGATATGCTCCAGGTATTGTGTCAATTGGGGCCTCCCAAACGACTGCCCACTTCACCCCAGGCCTGCAAGCGTTCCAAAGCGGGTTGGGTTCCTGCTGACATGCCCACAGCTCCAGACATGTGGCCCGCTGCTGCGCTTAACCCGCCCAGATCGGTGGACTGCTCCAGCATCAAGGCCGCTGTGTTGATTTCCGTTTGGGCGGCACTCAGGCCAGAGGCCACTTCACCAGCGTCTTGGGCAATGACTGCAATCTCTTCGATTTGCTGAAAGTCTTCAATGGGCAACATCTGTGCCATTTCAAACAGCTCAGGGGAATAGGCCCCAGCCAAGCTGACCGCGCCCAAAATATCCCCGTTCTGAGCACTGGCCACAATGTCATTCACGCGGGCCGAAGCCTCGCCAATGGTCTCAATCGTGGCCATGGCTGCATCCAGCGTCTCAAGAAATCCACCAGGGGGCTCTGTCAGCAAAACCGTGGGATTGGCAATGGCCCCAATCGGCAAGGTGTCTTTAATCACGCCGGGGGGATTGGGCTTGGCCGGGTCTCCCGTATACTCCTGCAAAGACATGTTCAGCTCCATGTCGAGAATATTTCCCTCGGGATCGGTGTGCTGCAAGGCCACATCCAAATCTTTGATGACAAAGACGCCCCGGTATTCCCCGGTTCCCATCACCAAGGACAGCGTATTGTGTTTATCCATGTGCTCTTTGAGCTTGCGCAGTTCATCCGCTGGATTGCTCCAAACTGCATTCAAGCGAACAGCCCAGGAGATTTCATCAGGCGCAAAACCCGTGTGCTGCAATGCACTTTTGCGGCCAATCAGGGGAATGTCTGCAAAGTTCGAGGCATATTTCACCCCAAAGGCAGAAGGCCCGGACAAGACCTCAATTTCAGTCTCCCCAAGCGTGGCCCAAGTGGTCATGCGTTGGCTCGTTTCTTATCGTGGCTATAGCGGTCCATCAGGCGCTTGAATTCTGGATAGAGATCCCGCACCGCTTGCTGCATCTGCTGCTCAGAAGACAGACCAGGCCCAGCCATAAGCTGAATCGTGGGCGCAAAGGTAATCTGATTGCCACCTCCAGCGCCACCCCTGGCAGATGCCAAAGCAAGGTTCGGGGCAGCCACTTTGGGCATGTTTGGCGTGGCCGCAATCGCCAGTTTCTTGGCAGCCCCAGCAATACCAGCAGCCTTGGCCACCATTCCCAGCTCCAGGCCAGCGCCCAAGTTTTGACCAAAGCCCATGAAAACCCGAGAAGGAGATTGGATTCCCATGATTCCCGCAAATTTGCTTTTAATGCTATTGGCAATCTCACCAATTTTAGCCAATACCCGTCCTGCGCCTGCTGTAATGCCGTTTAACAGACCCATCATCATATTTGTGCCAATAGATAAAAGCTGGCCCGGCAACCCGGTAAAATAGGTCAACATCTCCGCCCCTTTTTTTATGATGCCAGCAATAGCCAAACCCATTTGAACCCCCATCTTTTGACCCCGGTTGCCAACATCATCAACGGGGCTCAATAGGCTTTTAAGCCAGTTCCAAACGCCCTTTAAAGCGCCCACAATGGGCTGAATAATGGGGGCAACAGCCGCAAAGGCAGCATCAAAGGCCGGTTTAAGGGGCTTCAGGCCCACCATCAGGCCATGCCACAAACCTTTAAAAAAACCAGAGATCGGTTTCCAATATTTGAAAACAAGAACCGCCCCAACTGCAATGGCAGCAATGGCAATACCCACAGGGTTTGCCAGCGCAGCAAGACCCATGGCCCGAAAGCCGACCGCAACAGCCCGCAATCCTGTCAATATGCGTGCCCATCCAGCGCTGGCAAGACCACTGACAGAATGCTTTGCTGTCAGCATTTGCACGGACCATTTTGCTCCAGCGACCGTAGCCACACGCATTGCACTGGCCTTGGTCATAATCAAACCAGGAAGGGCAACAATTCCACCTTTCGCAGCCATGGCTACGGAAGAAGCATAATTTTTCATCCCAGTGGCCATCCTTGTAAAGGTTCCCCCGACTGAGGCATTTCCACCAGCCACAAGTTTGGCTCCAGTGACCGCATTCCAGGCTTTCATGGCCGCACTGCTTTTCAGAACAGAACTCATCAGGGCATAGAACTTGGTTGAAAGAATCGTCACAGCAGCCCCAGCTAAAGGGGCTCCTGAAGAGATCGCGCCTAAACCCATCAATGCAGTTCCACCAACCAGCAAAGCAACGCCACTGATGGCCGTAAGGCCTACCACAATCTTGGTGAGCATGGGATGGGCTTTGGCAAAAGCCTGGAGCTTTTCAGAAATTTTACCCAAACCATCTGCCATGGCTTTGAGTTCAGGCGCAATGGATTCACCCAGTGTGGCAAGCATATTGGTAAAAGTGCCTGTGGCCGAATCCCAGATATTTTTGAGGGTTCGCAGTTGAGCTTCAACTTTGGCGTTCAGATCGGCTTGTGCTTTTGCTTTTCTAGCCATTTCGTCATAGGCTTTTACGCCTCCAGCAACAAGCGTATTAACCATTTGAGAGTCTTGGCCTCCACCAAAAATGCCATCCATTGCTTTTGCGCGCTGCTCAGGAGTCAATTTCTTGAGCTTTTCAAGCTGAGCAATCATTTCACGCGGGCCGTTCATTTTGCCCTGTTTATCAAAAAACTGCATCTCAATGCCCAGTTTTTTAAGACTCTGGTGGGCCGTGGTTGCTTTGTCGCCAATCTGGTACTGGTACTTTTTGAGGTTTTCCAACATGCCTGCAAAGTTCGTGCCTACCGTTTCACCGGATAGACCTGTTTTGATCAACTGGGCATACATGACACTGAGAGATTTTGCTGACTCCAAGCCCTGCATACCTACATTTTTCAATGCACCAGCAGAACGGCCAAAGGCATACTGCATCTCTGTGGTTTCAACACCCAGATTGGCTGTGCGCTGAATGGTATCCATAAACTTTTCCATGTCTTTGGCTGCCACCCCAGCCGCCTCACCTACTTTGGCGGCAAAGATAGCAGCGTCTCTATAAGGCATTTTTAACTGAACACCCAGATAAGCGGCTGACTTGCCAACCCCGCCAAGAATGGATTGAGCAGACACCCCCTGCTGATTCAGAGCTGTCATCATTTCTTGGAAATCTGCGGTCGTGCCTGGCAATTTATTGCCCAGATCTGTGGCCAGTTTGTTGACCTGCTCAAAGCCTTTTGAGATGCCTTTGGAGTCCATCATCGAAACTCGCAGGCGGGTTGCCGCGTCTTCAGCTTCAGCAAAAGCCGCAATAGGCGCTTTTAAGCCATTGAGAATCCCTTGCCCCATTGCTCTTGAAACAACACCTGTGGCCATCAAGTCATGACTCAGCTTTTTCACATTGCCCTGAAACTGCCCCAAAGGACCACTGGCCATGTCTTTGAGAGTTAACAACATGGCCAAAAGCATGTCAGACATGGATTAATCCTCCTTGGGGGTGTTGATAAAGTTCCAGTACTTGATTGACTCGTCACACCACCACGCCAGGTCGTCGATATCCATTGCATCTATTTCAGATGGGCTGGCCCCAGTGACATGGCTGAGGTGAATGAGTTGTTGAGGGGAGGGAATTGCTACTTTCCCATGAGTTTGTTGGAAGCCTGGATCAGGGCATTACAGTCTTCAAGATCCATCTCCAAAAACTCGTCTTCGTAGCTCAGGGATTCGCCGTTGATAGTCGTACAGTCGGCAGCCAGAATCATGCCAAACTCATTGGGGTCATCGGTGATTCGCATCGCGTTTCTGAGCTGTTTTCCTTTGCCTTTGCGCACAATCGCAGTGCGGCCATCAGACAGGGGCACTTCAATTTGGGTGGGCTTGGCTTCCTGGGATTCAGTGGTTTGGGTTGTAGGTTCCATGGTTTAGTCTAACCCCCAATATTCGAGCGGTATTGCGTGAGCATATCCACGCCACCCACTTTGTAGATGTTTTCGAGCACATCAATTTCCACAATGTCTTCACCGTTCACGGTCTGCTTCATGTAGGTGCAGGCGTAATCGGTCTCCATCTCGACATTGTCCTGGGGCTTGAAATTGCCACCGGGGAATTTCTTAAAGGTCAGGGTCAAGGTAATGACCACTTTGGCCTGAGCTGTGCGGCCTTGGCCGGTCCAGGATTCCAAAGAACCCCGAACCTGAACCTGTGCTGCCTTGAAGGGATTGGCCGTTTTTTTCATGACATCGGGATAGAGGCTGGACCACTTGATCTTGCCTTCGAGCTTTTCAAAACCTGAGAAGGCTTCGATAGAGCCCACCATTCCCAAGGCCTTGTGTTCGGCCATTTTCATCTTGATTTCAGGCAGGGTGATTTCTTCGACGCGCCCCAGCAGATTGTTCCCATCAAAGAAACAATTGGCATTGACCAGGCGGTTAATTTCGATTTTAGCCACGGGGGGTTTTCTCCTTTAGTATTAAGCGGCGGCCCCGAGGCCAGCCAGCAGGTTGATGTCGATAAAAGATTCAAACGTGATACGCTCAGCCGGGGTCGGTGGGACAAATGTCACGTCAAAAGTGAGGTGCCCGGCAGCAATTTCCGTGGGCGGGTTCTTGGCCGGGTCGTATGTAACCAGGCCGTCGATAATAGCCCCACGGCCAATCAGGGTGCGAACAAAGGCATTGGCACTCTGCAAAATGGCGTCAATTAAGACATCATCAATGGGATAGTCGATGAATTGCAGCATGGCAAATTCAACCGATTCATGCAGCACATCAGCAGTGCGGCGCACAGAGATGAAATTCTTGGGGCTGGTATTGCTGGGGAAAGCGGCGCTGCGGTTGCCCCAGGTGCGCAGACCCGTGCCAAAGCTGTTGAAAATGGTCATGATGCCCGCTTCGTTGAGCTGGTTGGCTTCGGTATTGGGATCGTTGACCCGTGCAGAAATGGAGCGTTCGGCTCCGACAATACCCAAGATTTCCATATTGGAGGGCGACCACCAATAACCGTTGTCCACATCGCGGCGACACATCACCCCAGCCAAGCGCTGGCTAAAGGGCTCCAGGCGGTTTTCATCCAGTACAGGGTCGTAGACCTTGAGATGGGGATAGCAGAGAATTGCCCGCTCAGAGCTGGTATTGAAGTTGATCGAACCACTGGGGCCGCGTCCGGTGATGGCCTGGGCCGGGGTGGTGCCAATCGGTGCATCAATCAAGGCAAAAGCACGCAGTTTGACAGCCATGCTGATCATCTCTGCGGCAACGCTGTTTTGGGTGCAGAAGACAGGTGAAATCAGGATCTTGGCAAAGAATCCAAAGAGGTTATATGTGTCTTCGAGGGCCTTGATTCCCGTGCGCAGGCCGCCCACAGTCACTTCCCCGATAATATCCGCTGCAACCACTTCAGTGGGATCGGCATAATCATAGCTGGCTTTGGCTGCCCCACCGCTGGCAATGGCCCCGCCGACCACGCGCTCAAGCTCGCCAGTGACGAGATTCACTTTGTAATCGGTGTTGAGCACATAGGTCACATCACCGGCATTGTTTTTCAGCACCAGATTAGCCACATGGGGATTGTCCAGTTTGACTTTGTTTGTGGTGGTACTGAAGGTAACGGCTTCGTCTGCCACTGCTGTTTTGTGGGTATCGGGGTCCAAGACGTTGATCACAATCACCGTGCCCGCCCCTTGATCAAAGATGGCGTCCAAGGCCTGGGGGATGGTAAAGCCGGGGGTCATGGGGCCAAATTGGGCCACATCGCGGTCGCTGTTGATGACAATCGGCTCGTTGATTGCACCCATGGGGGCAGTGCCAATCAGGCCCACCACAGCTGTTTTGACTGTGCGAATCGGGCGGGGGCCTTTGTCGTTTTCGATGGTTTCTACACCATGCAGGTAATTTACAGCCATCAGACTTTCTCCTTCTCTTTGGGGGCTTTGACTTGGTTGGAGGGGGCTTTGACTTGGTTGGGGGTGGCTTTGGTGGGTGCCAGGCGCTTTTGAGCAACCAAAGATAAAACGTACTCGTTTTCAGCAGGCAGGTCGTAGGTCTTGCCATCATAAAACAGCACTTCGCGCCCATCGTTTAAAGTGGTTCCAGAGGGCGGGCCGGAATAGGTGTAGCTTGCCATCAGTTAAATCTCCTCAAAAGTTAATTCCTTAAGTAGCGGCCCGATAGTGGGCTCTGCATCATCCACCCACATGGCTTGGGTAGTGAGTATCAGGCTCATGCGCCAGGCGCTGTCTTCGTACCCTTGATTCGTGACCCGGCCCATGCGAAAGGGGGTGAGGCCGGAATCTTCGGGCCGCCAACCCAGCAGGGCTTTGCGGGCAGCTTCGAGCATCGGGTATAGTCCGGCGTTGTCCCGCAATGAGCGCGAGAGCAAAACCACCTCATAACTCAAAGTCACGGGCTGGGCCGAGGTGTAAAGATCCACCCCCTCGGCGGGATCTGCTCCAGTAAAAACCACCAAAGCAGCCCCTCTGGGATGGGTGAAATTCCAGGGTTTGTCTGGGAGCGCTTCGACCGGCAGAGGGGCCAAGGCAATTTTCAGCCGGTCCACAATCGCGGTCTCAATCTCCATCTCCCAGGTCATTGCTTCAATACCCCAAATTGCTCATGACAGAAGGGGCGGCCACGTAGGCAATACCTGTGGCTGCGGCGGCTCCTGAATCAGCGGTGGGCAGGCCCAAGCTGATCTTGCCATCGGCCACAGCCATCAGGTATTTCACTGCATCTTCGTAGCGTTTGCGGGCATCTTCGATATCCCCCAAGGCCCGAAGGTTCATCAGGCGATAGAGAGCGATGTCAATGCTGACGCGGCGCAGATTCTCTGGTACGGTCCCAAGTGGGAGAAAATACCTGGCTGCCAGGTAGCTGTCAATTTCAGCACTGGCATCTGCCAACGCCCGAGCAATGGCCACTTCATCCGGCTCAGTAGTGCCAGTGAGATCGGCAACCAGATGGGCAGGGGAAGCAGCAATCAGATCTTCGGGCGTGGCGTAGCTCATTTGTCAGCTTCCGTCTTTTTGGCGGTTTTAATGGGCGTTTTAACGCCGTTTAAATCCACTTCGAGGGCAGCACCGCTGTCCAGCAGAGCCTGGGCCTGGGCTTTGGGTAGATCAAGCACGTCGCCCTTGACAACCATCTCGCCGTCGTGCTTGAGAGAATCAATGATTACTTTGACTTTCATCGGCTTAGGCCACCGCGTTGGTGATCAGATAGCCCGCTTCAGCCCCTGCAATCACGGGCGAAACTTCATCAATCACGGGATAGAACCATGAACGGCTGCCAGCTGCGTAATAACCTTGCTCGGCAATCGGGTAATTGCGCAAGCGGTAGGTATAGCCATAGCTGGGGGTGCCCATGGATGCCAGGTTTCCGGTGGCGACATAGGCCAAGATGACATCTTTGCCCCAGATATCTGAGAACACGCCTGCATCCGATGCCGTAACACCTTTGCCAACCACAACTTCGTCAATGTCCCAGAGTTTGGCCAGCATGTCTGTTGTGAGCGAATCCCGACCTGTGTATTTCATCCGGTCGAGAATACGGGTGTGGACTTTTAATGCTGAAAAAGCCTTGGGTGAAAGCAGTGTGATATTGGGATAAAACCCAGTTTTGGCGCGAATTGCCTCACGGGCTGTTTCAATGTCTGCAGAGGGGTTAGAATCGGCATGGCTCCATTGAGAGGAACCAGAAAGAGTCACCTTGTTACCTGATGCGTAGGTGCCCGCTGTTCTGGCAATGGTGGCCTGCTGGTACTCCAGGCGCAAGGAGATAATATCCTGGGCCTGTTGGACAGCGCCTTTGCTCAGGTCAATACCTGGAACGGCTTTGGCTTCTTCGAGCAGCTCGATGGGCACCTTACCAGAAATGGCGTGCTGTTCGAGCGAGTAACTGGACCCTGAATAGCCATAATCCACGACAGCCACATTGCCACCGGGGGCTCTGCCTGTCTGGTACAGCTTGAAAGAATCTTTTCCAAACTGAATAATTTTCCCACCGCGCTGGCCCACAGGCACTTCGGGAAACAACTTCATACCCACCCGCTCAGGGTGCTTGTAACCACGGGCCACTTCTGTCAAAACGGGATCGATGACACGGGCCTGTGAAGGATTCATCTGGGACATGGGGTTTTTCTCCTTGTGTTCTGGGGATTAATTGGGGATCAGCATGACTTCAATGACATGGCCTGCACCAGTTGCCTCTTGCAGTGCCCGACCCACAGCAACGCCAGCATCAAGGGTTTCAATGCGGCCATCGGCACCCACCTCGACCAAGGCCCCTTCGGCAATTGCAGCAGAAGCTTCAGCGGGCGCTGTGCCCAGCGTAACGACTGGGGCTGTTTGACCAATGGCGGCATCGGTCAAAGCCACGCCCAAGGTATTCCCCCCATCCGAAGGCAGGCCACGGGTAGGGGAAACAAAACGATTGGCTGTCAGGGCAGCCACAGCAACCAAAGATAGAGTGAGAACAGAACGGTATTGGGCTGACATTTAGGCAGCACCTCCTTCAATAGCGCGAATGGCTTCGGTATAGAGTTTGCCTGGGTTTTTAGACATCCATTCCTTGGCTTTCTGATGAAGAGCCAAGCTTTGGGCGTCGACTTCATAACCGGCAGGGGCTGCGAAGTTAACAGCGACAGGGGGCGTGGCCGCCTTGTCTGCGGGGGCGACTTCGCTCAGATTGACCTGGGCAGGCAGGGCCGCCAAAAATTCCTTGAATGAATCCAGCATGGGTTTTTCACCTTCGCCGAGATCCACATTTTGGCCATGAAGACCTTCCATAAAAGCCAAGACTTGAGCCTTGTCTTTGGGCAGCAAGCGCCCAGCCTGGATATGAGAATCGAGCTGGATGCCCCATTCTTTTTGACGCAGGTCGCGTTCGCGCTTGGTCAAATTTTGTTCAGCCAGGTCGATCTCAGTTTTTTTCTGAGTCAGTACCTGCTGTTCTTGTGCTAAGCTCGCTTGCTTTTCAGCCAGCGCCAAGGCAGGGTCTTTGTTTTCGTCACCCATACGGGCCTCCTCGAATTCGATGATAATCGTCTGATCAGACTCGCTATTGAGCACCACTCCCTGAAGCCCTTTGACCGCTGGCGGCTGTGCTCCCAGAAAACCCAAGTGCTTGATGGAATAACCACCGGGCACAGGATTGGCAGGAGCATCAGGTGGATACAGCGATACAGATACCTTTTTGTACAAACTCCGCTTGACGAGATCTGCCATCTCAGGCAGCAGCTCCGTATTCAGCCACAAGCCATCTGATTGCAAATCAACTGAACGCACCCAGCCAAAAGCAGGGTCATCCGTTGCCGGGTGGCCAATCACGACAGGAGCTTCGTGTAAAGCGGGATTATAAGACTCAGCGATATGAGCCAGGTCAAAAAGGGAAAGGGAAACAGCGCCACCCAAGCTCTGCCAAGTGCCTGCTTTCAGCGCGTGAATGCGGGCCGGGCGAAGATTGTGGGTGGGTGTTTGGGGAGAAAGTGCTTGATTCATGCCCCCATCGTAGGCGGCAAGGCGGTGTGGTGTCGTGGTGACATACTTCACACCGGGGATAGTTTAGAAGGAGAATAGCGAGACGCCGTAGAATCGATTTTAAGGCCGGTGTCAGATCTGAATACTCTCTTTATACCACCAAGCTGGTCAAAACAAAATTTAAACGGCTTTCAAACGGGGTTAAACGGGTTTTGTTTTCATATATTAGGAAAAGAAGGTAACATTAGATCTTGGAATTTAAAAAATGCGAGGCTTAAGCAGTAAACAATATGGCTAATTTTCAAATTAGATATGATTTTTTGGAAGATCTACCCACACCTCTTCCTGATTTTACTCAAGAACTTACAGATTTCATTAGCGCAAACTCAAGATTTACCATGCCCCCTGATTTTGAACTCATACATTTACGACAAGCCGAAACAGCTCTTGGCAGGGAGTTTGTCGAAAATCGCTTTTCTTTCGTTGCGGAATTTGCTGATCAGGATACAGCAGAACAAGAAGCCGTTGTTTTATCGAATAATATCAGACGCAGATTCTTTCCCAATTCCACACAAGTGGCTATCAGAACAACTGTGACAGCAGTTTAAAAACTTGGAAAATAGCCACCATCCCCAGAGAGATTCAGGCCTTCAAATACTTCTCAACTGTCTCTAAAATTATCGAGCGGTCCTCATCCGAAAAGCCCAGATATGGGCGACCAGGAATACTTCCCCAAGGAATTGGTGCCCCGCGTCTGGTTGCCCCAAAGGCCCCCTTGCCTGCGCCAAAGTGCTGTACCCGCGAATAAATCATGTTGCTGCCGACTTTCAAAGAGTCAGATGTGGCCCGGTAATTTATGGTTCCTGAGAGCGCTTTGCTATCACCAATCAAGGGCTTTTTACCAGAGACACGTTCCTGACCTTTTTTTCTCAGTCCTCCCACCTTAATTTCCCGTTTGCTCCCAGATTTACTTGTGACTGTCTTAATTTTGAAATTGCCTTTGGTCTGGCTGAGCATTTTCAGGAGCGTGCTTTCTTTGTTTGCGGCCCACTTTTGACCGTCTGGGCCTGTACTGGTTTCAAAGCGCTTCTTGACACTCTCCAGCATCTCTTCCCCTATTTCAGACATCACAGGCTTAAGGTTGCTGGTCTTAAGTTGCAAGCGGCGCAGGGAGTTGAGCACCATTGAATCATCAAGCTTGATGTCAAATTGCATCAGAAAAAATCGTCTCCCTTGAGTATTTTCAGCTCCAGGTCAAACTTTTCATACTCTGCGATCACATGCAAACTGGAGCCCACTTGCTGGCCAATCAGCCAAAGGTTGGGATTGTTTAGCGAGAGAAAGGATTCAATTCTGGGATTGCCGGTCTGGTGCCTGAAATGGTTGACCAACATCTCTACTTCTTCGGGGAAAAGGGTTTGGGCTGTGTTGTTAGACATAATGGCTCTCAGGGTATAATAGAAATGGCAGGGGAACTACTGCGAAGCGTTTCGGACGTAGGGATAAGGCTGAAAAGCACGTACCGTTGCAGCTCCTGCCAAATCATCTTAATTCCCCCCTTGAATGTAGAATGTTGTCGAAACCAACATCTTTCGTTTCTTACGATATTCAAGCACCAGCGAATACTTATCTTGACCAATTACCTTTGAGTACTCGATCAATGGATTATTTGTAGTATGAGATAAGCCTGAGTCTGTAATTTCATCTGGTGAGTTGAGTAATTCAGGAATCTTTTCATAGTCTTCCTTTGTGACTGCTCTTTGACCACGCAAGGCTTCAGATTTTAAGTCTCCATGTTTTTTCTGGATATGTCTTACCGAAGACGGGTCAAGCGCAAAATCATACCCAGCCACATCAAGGCCTTTCAATTCCTGAATTTTAGAGACATCTTCAGATGTCAGCAGGCCCATAGACTGGTATTCGGTATGATTGCGATCATCCAATACGCGCCCAGCAAACTGCCTTGCCGCGTCTCTTGTTGATGGCAAATCACGCATAGAGCGGGAAAATTGGTCTTTGAGCCCTTCCGGTAAATTCTCCAGATAAGCCTTTGCCAGCTCATATTTCCATTGCACGGTGCGAGCGGCCAAGGACGTCACTGTGGCGCTGACAGTATTGCCGGGCATATAACCCCAACCCTTGTCTATGCCCACTGGCTCACCCGTGCGGGGGTCAATCTCGTCATCAGGGGCCTGCCCCACTTTATCTGGATTGTTCCGGCCTCTTACCCGGCACTGACAGCCCCAGCCATTGGGTGGGTAGTGCGCATTCCAAAACGGATCATCTGCAGAGAGTACCAGACCATTCCAACCCAAGTGCTGCTTACGCGGGTGGGCCACGGCATTGCTGTGAATGTATTCCCAGTGAGTGAATTCGGCATCACGGAGCTGGGCCAAGCGTCCGGCAGCATAACTGGTGGCCATATTGGTTTGGTAAATGACCTTTGTGCGCCAGTTGAATTCCCCACGGTAATCCCAGCCATGGCGGGCAGTAATGCTTTTGAAGTCTTTGCGAAAAGCGCCCAAACTTGTGCCCTGGCTGATCGCTTTGTCCACGGCAGCGGCAAGGTCAGACAGCAAATCCGCTTTGGCAGCGCCTGCCACCATAAAGCCCTTGTCATGCGCTTCTTTTTGCATGTCTGTCCAGCGCTCAGTGGGAACCAGATTGCCAAGTTTCTGCCGAAAGAAGGCCACCTGTTCTTGAAAGGGCTCCCGAAAGACGCCTGAGATCGCGGGCTCAGTCATCGGCGGATTCCTGTTCAACATCGTACCGTCCCGCCAGTTCAGCGGTCAGCATGGCCAAGGCCATCACATCCCCAAGTTCATCGCCGGGCAGCTCTGCATAGGCATTTAAAAGAGCATCACGCAGAGTCGGGAGATCGGGGGCGCTGTTTACCAGCTGCTGAATGTGGTCCAGAATTTTACGCCAGGCAGGCGCACTTTGTTGGTCCAGTGCATTGGCCAGGGGCTCAACTGGGCTGGGGGTCAAGTCAATTTCGTCGCCTTCGGCTAGGGCCGGGGCGGTCTGTTCTTGTTTGGCGGGAATGGGATCGGGCTTCGTTTCTGGCTGCGGGGGTTCGATGGGCTCATAATCGTCGCCATAGATACGGGTCACGGCTTCGGGGGTGAGTTTGAATCCCATGTCAAAGAGGGTTTTGTCTCGGGTTGAGCGCTGCTCCAGATCTTCGGCGTCTTCCATATCTCGCCAGACCTGAGGATAAGCAGCCCCAGCAAAATTGTAGTCAACCAGCCAGCGCACCCAAGAGCTGTTAGCAGTTTGAGAAACCAAGTCGGCATCAGCTTTTACCAAATCTTGGCGAACCGCATAATGCACCGTGGCTTGGGAATAGCTGCTCCCGTCTTCGGTGGTCATGGTTTGGCCGAGGATGACCTTGGCAATTGCGCTATCCCAATAATGGAGCCATTCTCCATAAGAGGCATTCCCGCCCCGTGTGGCTTCGAGGAGTTGAATTTGAGTACCTTCGGGAATGATAATCCCTGAATCCATTGCCACAGCCCGAACCGCCCCCAAGAGCTTCTGACGCTCTGAATCTGAGGCCCCAGCGGGAAAGGTTCCCATGGCGGTGGGCGATGCAAATTTTTCCATAAACTTGGCCCAAAAGCGGGCCCCGTTGCGTTTAAAAAAGACGGGCCAATAGAGCGCATGGCCCAGGCCCAGGCCATAAGGTTCATCGTTGTGGCTAGCGCCAACACTCGAAACCCAGAACTTGCGATCAGGCAAAACCTCGCCATTGGGGTTTCTGTGGGTGAGCATTTTAAGGGAGTTGTCGGGGGCGAAAACAAAGCGGCGGCGGTCACGCACGCGAATGTCTGAGATTTTGACCAGGCTATTAACAACCCACATGACTTCGGCCACAGCATAGCCGTACAACCTGGCGTAAAGCATATGGTCGGTGATCGTGTCCCAAGGCAGGGCCTTCAAGGTTTCTTGGACCAGTTTAGCCGCCAATTTGTCCTGACGCTTGGTGCCCCCTGGTGTCACTGTCCATGGGCGGGCAAGCACTGCATTTCTGCGCTGGGCAAAGGTAGCAGAAACCTGATCGTCTTTGAGCAGCTCCTCATACGATTCCAGGCCTCCCGCCTGTTGCAAAACTTTGTCGGTGGGGCTCAGGTAATGCAGGGCTTCGACAAATCCTCTGGTAATATCCCGGCCATCGTTGGTACTGGCAATTTCGTTGAGTTCGGGCCGTGTGGTTTTGGCCTCAGTATCCGTCATAACGTGCTCCTTCTACTGTTCCCCAAGTTGGCAGCCACAGGCCACTTTCCTGCTGGGTGAATTCCCCTGTGGTTTGAATTTTGTTAAAGTCTGGCATTTCGGCACTGGAGGCCGCCATACAGGCCAAACCCAATGCCCAGAAACGGTCAGCATGTGATCCATTGATGCGCGGAGCAGAAATCTGAGGGATGCCAGTCGGGCCAACCCGCTTAGAAACAGAGTGCAAGTCATCTCGCAGCTCAGAGCGTTTTGGCAGCTTCAATTGCCGGTCTTCCATTCGCTGCTTCAGGGCTGTGGCCATTTCCATTTTGGCCGGGCCTTGAAACAAAACCCCCAGAATCCGGCTGGAGCCGTGTGCCGCTTTGGCTTCTTCGACAGGCATTTCTCCCATACCCGTCTGGTCAAGTGCAGCCCGCACCACCCGATAGGTTTTAAAGATGCGATCCAGCTCGGCCAATTGCTCCCGAAAGGGTTTACGCTCCAGTTCGACCCATTCGCGCAGCCACAAGACGCCCTCGACGTCTTCGAGCACATAAATGGTGGTCAAGTCACGGCGGCGGCCAAAGTCCATCCCGACAAAGCACAGCCCCCCTTGATACTCTTCGGGCATGCCCGCCAAGGGATCTTCACACGCATCAATCAGCTCAAAGGTTAACCAAGCTGTGGCTGCGTCAATGAATCTGCATTCAAACTCCTGGGCCCAGCCATCGGGGTCATTCATCCCATCGCGCAGCTCTTCAATGTCGCGGTCCAGGCCCTGAGCCACCGCCTGATAAATGTCGATGACATGCCGGGAGAAAACTCGGCCCATCTTTTCCGAGTTCATGACTTCAAAGAATTTGTCACCCATACCATTGGGGGTTGAGATGACACGCAGCTTCAGATCACGTCTGGAAATAATGGGGAATAAGGCCCGCCAAATGGCGCGATTGTCTTTGTGAAAGCCAAATTCATCTAGGATAATATTGTCGGATTTGCCACGGGCTGTGGCGGGGTTGGCGGCCACAGCACGAATACGGGAACCCCCTTTGAAGCGAACTTCATAGGCCAGTTCGTCGATGTCTTCATCAAAGGGCTGTTCGAGGTATTCAAACACCGTTCGATAAGCGTTTAAATGCAATTTCACACCCGTATCGATGGCCTCTTTGGCCTGGGCCTTTGAGCCCGAAAGAATGGTCCAGCGAGAGATGCGGCCTGTGGCTTCAGCCTCCATGCAATCGTCGGTGGCTTCGAGGGTTGTAGTGAATGTCTTCCCTGTTTGACGGGCAAACATCCCCGCTTTGAATCGCGATTTGTCTGCCAGATAGGTTTTTTGGTAGGGAAGAAGGATAGACAAAATTTACCTCAAGCGGCGCGGGCTTGGGATGCAGCCAGTCTTTCACAGGCAATCTTGTGGTATTCGGGCACTGATTCAATCCCGATATACGTCAGCCCCTGCTCCAGTGCAGCAACGCCAGTGGTGCCACTGCCTTGAAAGGGGTCTAAAACCAGCCCCTTCTTGGGCACAACGCGCACCAGTTCTTTCATCAATGGGAGCGGCTTTTGGGTCAAGTGCTGCTTGTGATTGCTCAAAGTGGAATGCTTCAGCACCCCATCCAGATAGACCGGGGGTTCAGGGCCATCTAAAACACCTGGCTTTTTGGCCCAGAGAATCAGCTCGGATTGAGAGCGAAAACCATTCTTGCGCGGGCGTGAGCCCCGGCCTTTGTCCCAGACTGGGACCGCCTGCAGGGCAAAACCTGAATAGCTGACCACGTTGATTAGACTGGGCAGGCTACGCCAATCGCAAAACAGCAGCACTGTTGCTCCTGGTTTGAGAACCCGGTAGGATCTGCGCAATATCTGACCCATCATATCCTGCCAGGCTTCAGGCATGAGCGAGTCCCCGTCAATATCTGGCAGAGGGGCGGCCCCTGTGCTGCGGTATTTTTCCGAAGAAGGCTTCAGACGGCCCATCAGAGTATTGGCACCAGTTCCGTAAGGCGGGTCAGAGATCAAGGCATCGACAGAGCCTTCTGGCAGGGACTTCAGCACTTCGATAGAGTTGCCGTGATAGGCACTCCAGCCAAGGCCCGTTTCGAGAGTAAACGCGCTCCTGAGATAGGGACAAATGGGGCAGAGATCAGACATGGGGTACTCCTTCAAACACCGTAGACTTCTTTGCGAATCATATTCAGGATTTCAAGCGTGACGGTCTTTTTCTCGCCCGTTTCCTGTTGAGCAGCTTTTTCCAGGGCATCCAGCTTTATCCTGACTTTTTCCTCCCACTGCTTTTGTGCCAGGCTGGATTTTGCGAGCATGGAAAAGGCGGCTGCAGCCCCAGCCAAAAGCTTGACCTTCTTGACTGGATCGAGGGTTTCTTCTGCCTCTTGCACATCCACCAGGGCGTCAAAGAGAGATGTTTGAATCAGGGCCGTGGTGGCGGCGCTGCGGTGGTCAGCCTGATCGGGAGCTGCCTCGGCAATCAGCTTGGCCGCTTCGGTGCTGGTTTTGATAGCCTGCAATCGACGCTCAAGTTTTTGGCCGTGGCGATGGATGGCGGCGTGACTGATGTCAAACCCTCTTTCTTTCATCAGGGCTTCGAGTTCCTTGTAGCCAGAAAACGAGCGGTCAATCAGGGCTTTATCCAGCCAGTCGCGCACTTCGGTTGGCATCAGTTCAACTTTGGAGGGTTTTGACATGGGGTTTACCACTTAGGTGGGCGGGCAATGCCCTTGGGGCAATCTTCCCGGTAATCTACAAGATCTGTGCCTTTGGGGGTGATTTTAGCGTGCCAAAGCTCCCCACTTTTGTCTATTTTGCAAAAGCCGCTTTCTTCGACATAATCCATTTCTTGGCGCAATTGGTCAGTGGTGATTTGCAACGGCATATCCTGAGCCGCACGAAGAATGATCCGTTCATGACAGCCATAGGGGCGGGCGTGCCACAGGGCTGTGATGATAATCCAGCGAAGAAACTCCCGTTCTGCACGGTGGATATCTAAGTTATCGGGCATCGGTCTTTGTCTCCAAAATGAGTTCATACAGTTTGTCCAGCTTGCCGTTGATAACGGTTTGGTCGCGAATCGTATCTTCTCGGCGTTGGTACTGGATCGGCAATTCGACCAAGAGCTTTCTGTACTCAAGGTCCACAAGCTCTACTCTGGCTTTGAGCTGGACATTGTCATCCGTGATTTTTTTTTCAAAATTGGAGACAATCTTTGCTACTAGCCCGGTAATAATTCCAATCAGGAAAGCAGACCAAGCAAAGACAATGCCCATAACCCAAGTAATCTGACCCCATGCCAGATTGAGCGTCATATCTGTCACAGCAGCCCCCCGTGCTCGTCTGGAGCTTCAGGCTTTCCGAGGGGCTGTGTGGTCACGGTGCGCAACATGGCATTCACCACCGGGAGGCCCACGGCAACAATGAGATAGAAGCTGTCTCCCAGAATGGGTTTGAGCATTCCGGTACTGGCTTCGAGGGCGGTCAGGGCAGCTGCCACAGCATTGACCAAGATGGTTTTGGATTTGTACCACGGCTTCATTTTTGCGCTTCCTCCAGGGCTTTTTGGTATTCAGGGTTGCTGGGGTTTGCCCAGATTTCAAAGGCTTCTTCAGCCAATTGAAGAGAATAGTAAGGAGAACTTGTATAGCTCCCGAAATAGAAATGATAGCCCTGCTTTCCAAGGTGAAATTTGCACCTCATCAGAACTTGGCCACACTGTAGACAGCCCCACCATTTTGGTAACGGGCAATCAAATATTCACGGCGAGCGGGCTGACCTTTGGCGGGCACAGCTACATGGACCCAGGAGCCAAATTCATCAATCACCTGATCAACGGGCAGGCCCATGGTGTGAATCCGTTTCATGAGTTCAGCGGATGACATACCTGGCACATAGATGTCGGCAGCTAAGCCGGACATGTGTGCCGAGTTGGTAGCACCACCAATTGCACGATTGACCACAGGCGAGCGGTATCCACTGGTGACAATAATGGGCTTATTGAGCTTATCGCGCAGGGGCTGCAAAGCCTGCACGCACAAGAGTTTGAGATTGGCCGTTTGAATAGGTCCAGGGGTGTTATTCAGGCCACGACGGGCAGCAGTTTGAGAGACGGTGAGTTCGGACAGAGTAAAGTTGTGGGTCAGTTGAGACATGGGCAATTACCTCGCATTGTAGAAATAATGCCGAAAAATAAGGCGATGTGTCGTGGTGACATTGGTCAAACAACTAACTCTTGCTGTGATAAGATCAGAGCAGACCCTAAAAACAAGAGGTTATTTATGACTCTATTGGCTGTAAATGCATTAAATACAACAAATTTATTAACGATTGAAACCCCTATGGATTTCTCTTCTTCAAGGGAAGGGCTTAAGCCTCTCAATGGGATAAACCCACTAATGGCTATTTACCAGCGCAGAGGGGTCAAAATAACTGTTGAAAACCAACAATATAATGCCGATCTATCATTGCATCTGGTATCTGGAACCATTACCCTCAGATGCCCTTTTTTTGGGAGCAAGCCTTATATTTTCAATAGCAATTCAGAAGATGCTCGCCAATTAGAAGCAAAAATGCGCACCATGTTCTTGAACGCCGATAAAGGTGTGCCTTATGAAAATCGTTGATGCTGAACTAAACAAAGAACTGTTACCAGTTGCCCAGCAACGCTACAACACTCTAAGCGACAAGGAAACTGAAGCGAAAAGTGCAGCAAAACAAGCGTATAAGTCAGAGGGCAACTCTCGTCAAATTGACGGTAAACAAGTATCAGAGATTATGAAAATCCAAAAAGAAAAGAAGAAAATTAAGCAAGCATTTGATCTGCAAGACTAACTCAACTCTTGTATTCATCAAGTATCCGGTAGATATGCCGTCCACTCCGCTGGAGCTGCAGGGCCGTCTGCTGAACAGCACGGCGGCGCGAGTTGCCCTTGGCAACAAAGTCCCGAAATGTTTTAATCACTTGCTGATGTTGGGTCCACACTTCTTCAGAGTGATTGCGGCTGATGTAAATTTCCTCACCCGCAAATTTATCTATCAAAAGCTGGGCCAGTTCTGACCCCAGCTTTTGCTCGAAAAAAACATAGTCTGTACCTTTGGGGTGACTGGGGATTTTGATGGACAGCCCACCCAAAGCCTTTACAACCGCAGCGGCATTCTCTGGTCCCAGATTGTGTTCGAGTATGCCTCCTGCCTGTTCCTCAAAAACAGGCTCTTTGACATACTCTTCAAGTGGAAACAGGGAAAGCTGATCACGCATTTTTGTTCTTCTCCTTTTTAGGCATACTCATCTTGATTTCAAGAGCCTTCAGTTGGGCTTTGATTTTCTGAATCTGCTCTAAGTTGAATTTCCGCTGTTTTTCGGTCATAGCCGGTGCTTCAAGGTAATAGATATCCTGTTCGGGTCTGAGTGGTATTGCCGCCAACAGGTCTTTGGGCAAAGGCCAGCGCTCCAAGATAGGCAAGAGATTCAAGAACCCCTCCTCAAGCCGAATGCGGTCTTGCTCTTCGTCCCAGGATTGGGAATGCTTCCAAAGTGCTTTGATCCACATTTCACCTGTTAAAGCCACGGTTTCTGCAGGAGGTTGATTGGGTAGGCCCAAAACGACAAAGCTCATGAGGCCTTCTGCAACCACTTCACGCAGCCAGTTTGGAATCATTTTAGCCACGTTTCAATCCCTCCAAAGACATGAGCGCTGCCGCAGTTTTGCTTTTATAAACGGGTTTTGAATCCTGTTTTAATGGGGTTATAACCACTGTTTCAGCCTGGGCAGATACGCCCTCTAAAACCCGCTTCAGATAGTTGTGATTGTTCATGGGTTTCCACCCACCCGCAGCCTGTTTGTCGCGCAGGATTTCCACAGCTTTTGCCAGAGCTGTGGATAACCGGGCTTTGTCAGACTCCAAGGCCAAAACCTCTTCTGCGAGCTTCAGTGCCCGATCCCAGCTCAGTGCCCGTGAAGCAGAGCGAAACAGGCTGAGATACGCCACCAATGGCCGAGACAAATAGGGTTCGAGCTTGGCCAGCAGGCCCATCAGGGAGCGGCCCGCTTCACTGTCGAGGGCCGAAAGCAGATCGAACTCAGCAAAGCAGCTTGGGCATTTAATGCGCATATGAAGCCTCCCGCTTTGACAGTGACTCACGAAATGCACTCTCTGCCTGCTGAGCAGCATCAATGGAATCGAACAGGCAAACCCCAACACCACGCACAAGATACGTGGTCAGCTGGCTGTAAAAGCAAAAGCAATTGGTCGGCAAATGCTTGTAAATATTGGGCACAGCGGTTGGCTCAAATTGAGGTGAGTTCATACCTCTTTTTCCTCCTGCCTTTTCTCAAAAGGGAACGGTACTTTTGCCTCAGACAATATCCGTATTTCTTCTGTTTCACACTCAAAACAGACAGGGCAAAAGTCGCGCCCGTAAATAGATTTACTGCAATCAGTCCATCTTCTGCAGCGTTCACACAAATCTTTTTTCTTGCCTTTCATTGCTTGGCCGCGCTCCGTTTCTTGTGGTACTCCAAGGCCGCTACCAGTTTATGCAGCTGGCTGGAATTGGCCCACTCCAAACGGGCTGGGGCTTTGTCTTTGAACATCTGTTTGAGAATACCCAAGGCGTATTCGATGGAGAGATCGAGATGGTAAAGCAGGGCATAGACCTTGGATAGCAATGGTGCCCGTTCATCGGCGGGCTGGATTCTTTTGCCCTTGAGACGGGGGGCTGTTTGGCCACCAAGGCGCTCCATTTCAGCAATGACAGCTTGGCGTTCAGAGGCTGTCAGATCTGCGGCTGAGCGCTTCCCCTGTTTGGTACCGCCTTTGCTGGTCACTCCTTCGAGCAGATCGCGGTAAGATTCGTCATCCAGGCCCATGCGCTTCTTGGCCGCGTGGATGATAGCCAGGTCTTTTTTGCGGGCGAAATCCTTACCTTGAGAGCCTTGCATTGGCAGCCTCCAGGTTAAAGGTAAAGCTATTGCTGAGTTTTTCCCATTCCGCAAGTTCACTGGCCAAGACTTTAATCAAGGCATCCAGGCCCCTCTCTGACTCCGGCTGATAAACCGCAGAGAATGACTGACGCGCCTCTTCAGAAAGGCCATCAGGATTGTTTTCAAGCAGCTCCTGAACCAACCGGGCTTCGTCGATGGTTGAATAACCCCGATTGAGCATCTGACCTGTGCGCAGATTCCGCAGATGATAGGTGCCGAATTGATCATGTTTGTAAATGCCAACAATGACAGTCGGGGTAAAGATAGCTTTGTTTAAAGTACTCATGATTTGGGACCGCCTTTCAAGTTAGTATTAAAAGCCTTAGCAAATGCCTGGTTTGACTCGTTTATCATTCGATTTATTTCGCGTATTGCAATAGGCAAAGCCTTAGCAAGCGCCTGGTTTGACTCGTCTACCATTCGATTTATTTGCACTACTGCTTTAGCGCATTCCCGCTCAAATGCTTGGTTTTTTTCCAAGATAATTCTGCTCATGTCTTTCACTTGTGGCCGCCTTTCAGAGTTTCGCGTATATTTTCGAGAGCAGAAGAAGCAAAGAGATCTAGCTGGACCGGCTGTTTGACCGTTTGAGCTGCCCTGCGCATGGTGCTGATATTCGCTTCAGCGGTTTTCTTGCGCCGGTGCTGGGCATGTTCAGGGCAGGTGCTGAAGTGGGGAACGTGGGTACCGTGCTCAAAAAAGCCTGTGCGGATGTGGCCATTGATGGGCATGGGTTTATCATTCCGGGTTTTGACCCAGGTGATGTCGGCTCCGCAAGTGGAGCACTTGGCCCAATTGGTGGGGCATGAGCAGAAGTGGGGCGGCTGTGTACAGTGGCAGATTTTGGGTGAAAGAGGCATTGGCTTAATCCTCCTCATCGGTTGGAGAATACCGAAAGCGAAAGAGAGTCAACTCGCGCTCAAGTAAGTAGACATCGTGTTCTAAAGCTATTTGTTTATCCACAGCATCAGAAACATTGAAGCGCTTACACTTTTTTTCAAGTTTGGTAATCTGCTCTTCGATTTCAGCCAATTGTGTTAACCGCTCTTTGGCTGGAGCTAAACCATACTCAATTTCTATGCGCTTTCCTTTAAGACGAAACAATTCTAAATCAGGGTTGCTATCCAAATCTGATTGGATTTTTTCAATTTCGGCCTTGGACTTTTTAATAGCATCAAGAAGGGCTTGCTCAACTGGGTGAACTTTGGTTTTTACTGTCATACACCCAGCTCCTTCAAGGCTTCTCTGATGTGGACTGCATCAGGGGTTTTCCCTTCAGCTTTCATGGTTGCCAGGCGCAGAATTTTAACGACTGAACGAAGTGCGCCCGCTTTAGCCCCAATCTGGCAGAGCAAAACAATGGACTCTTTTTCGGTGATGTTAAAGACACCAGCCAAGGTTTCAACATCTGTGGATGTGGGGTGTTGCAGCTTGACCTTTTTACCGATGCGGCTGAACAAGCGATCCAGATAGGCCGCACGATTGCCACCTGTCATGCGGGCATAGACAGCCTCATTGCCCACCAGAGCAATACCCACGCCTGTGGCGTCATGAATGGCCCGAATTGCGTCGAGCGCTGGAATGCTTAAGTGTTGAGCTTCGTCGATTATTAGCAGGCCCTCGGTGCCTGCAAGGCGGCGCTCGATGTCTCGCTGTTGCCGGGCTGCACCCATTGCGGGAGAGCGAAAACCGACAGCGACACACAGCTCTTCAAATGCTGCGGCAACACTGGCTTTGGCTGGGCTCATGGTTGCGATCCAAACATTGGGATAGCTGCGCTGAAATTCCCGCACAGTGGTGGTTTTGCCCAGGCCCGCCCCACCATAAATCACGGCAATATCTCCAGCCAGCTTGGCGTAACCCAGCGCAGCCATGACCCGCGATGAAGTGGGTGTCAGCACAAAGTCTGGGACAGAAGGCAATTGCCCTCTGACATGGTCCTGATCTTTCAGGGCCAAAAGCCAGCGCACAATCTTTTCGAGCTGGTTGGAAGGGTCTGCTCCATACGTGCCGTTGAGCAATTGGGTCAGCGTGGTGGGGCTGAGCCCGATCTCACGGGCCACTTGGCCTTGGGTGATTCCGCGTTTGTCTATCTCGGCTCTCACTTGTTTGAGTGTCGCGGATTCAGGTGCTTTGGGTTTGGTTTCGGACGTTTTTTCTGTCATAATTACCTCAGATTGATATTTTTACCCTCGGCCCTTCATGGGCCTTTTTTCATGCAGCAGGAACGGATTCAGACAGCACAGCCCAGACATCGGGCTGGTCGCCAGAAAAAAAGAGTGTTTCGCTGTGCTGGAAAAAGCCCAACTTAGTCAGTTTTTTCGCGGCAGTTTCGGCGCTCTCAGACTCAAGAACCATGACGGTTTCAGCATTCTCATAACCATGGTTTTTAACGATTTCAACTTCTACCATCGAGATCTCCTTTCTCTGTTGTTCTTGGGCCGATTCCCAGCCCCAGGCAAAACCAAAGAGGCCAGCAAAGGCACCGCAAAAGAATGCCGTGCTGAGCAGATTGGCGGTGTGGTAGGTGGTTTCAATGGTCATGATTGGCTCACCCCCTTTTTAGGAAGCTTGGAATGCGATTTTGTAAAGGCTTTCCCAATAGATGGCAAAATCTTCTTTTGGGCAGCGGCAGCAAGCGACCGGCCACCTTCTTCTGCAAGCAATTCAAGCCAAGCTTGGCTTGCTTCTAATGAAACAGAAAATCCAAGATCCCCTTTTTCATCGGGGGCAATGAATACATCAATCGCATAGATTCTACGTTTGCCCATTGCGGTTTTAGGCTGCATAGTGAGCCTCCACCAGTTCCAAGGTGTGCTGAAATTCAGCGATCAGGGTCATGATTTCTTGCTCGATGGTTTCGACTGAGATCAACTCCCAGCCCTCCAAGCCGTTAAGCAAAGACAAAAACTGATTCATAGGCATAAACAGACCTCCGTTATTTAAAAATCTTCTTCTGTGCGGCGGGGCATCCGGCTCAAGATGTCCAAGATGTAGCGCTCATCTGAGGGCATTTCATCTACATCCGGGCCATTGGCGACCTTTTGCGCCTTCTCGAACATGGGCACAATCACGCTGGATGCAGGGCGTTCCATGGGCACCACATTGGGCAGGGCCTGAGCGGCTTCGATGGCATCCATTTTGCGTTCAGCGTCAAGCTGCGCCTTTGCTGCTTTGATTTTTTGGCGGTTGGCGCGGGCATGGTCTTTGGCCGCTTGGGCATCCAGAAAGTTGGCCTGGGTGCAAGAGGCTTCTCCAATGTATTCACCAGCCAAATCGTAGACGTGGACCGGCAAAGAGAGATTGTCGGAATCAAAGCGCACCACGACTTTGCGCCCGGCCAAGCCAGCAACGGCTTCACCCCAGTACAGATTTTTCAAGATGGCAACATGGCCGCTTTGAATGACGGTGACGCCCTCGGCAGCCAAGAGCCAGAGACGGCGCTGTTCGGCGGTGGCTTTGCGAATCATGCTGGTGGCATAAGACTCTGCAAAGGTCTGTTCAAAAGAGCGCCCGTTGGCGGTTTGTGAGCGGCGGCCCGTGCGGGCATTGTGTTCGGTGATGCCCTCTTGAACCACAGCCAAGAATTCATCCCAGGTCAATGCCCGTGAGCCGTAATTGCTGGGCTTGGTAACAGGGCTGTTGCCTGTATATGCCCCACTGCAAGCGGGGTGCCGGGATATTCCTTCACATAAATCCAGAAAAGCACGTTCGATGGGTTTGGATTGGCCATGGTAGGGCGTGGTCCAGTGAACATTGATGCCCAATTGGGTGAAAATCCCGATGGGATCATCCTCTCGAATGGTGAATCGGAAGCGGGTTTTGGCCCCGCCTGTGAGCCATTTATTGGCAAATTCGCGGCCATTGTCGAGGAAGCAATGCTCAGGTACACCATATTTTTCAACGACATCCCCGAAAGCCAGGCGCACAATGTGTTGATTCAGGGTCTCGCCCACGCGCCACGCCAAAATTTTGCCACTGTAGATGTCCTGCCAGGCCACCAAAACCGGGCGGCCCACTTCACCAGAGGGAAGGGTCACGCGCAGATCGAAGATATGGCCATCGGCGTTGACCACTTCGAGGGCGTGCAGACTGCTTTTGTTGCGAGTGACGTGGGGTAACATCCGTTTGAGGGCTTCTTCGCCTTCACGGGCCAGCACGCGCACCTGCCAAGGCAATGCCTCCAGGCGGCGTTTGACTGTGGCCAAACTGGGCAAGGCCCACTCATTTTGTTTTGCAATGCTTTGGGCTCGGCGGTAGACAGCCGCAGCCGAGGGCTGTTCTGGGCGAAGCCAGTCAGCTTTGATCCAGTCCCAAGCGTCTTGGCTAAATTCCGCATAGTCTTGGCAGCCAGCATAGCGGGGAGCCAAGGCGGCGGCGAAATCTGTGCGGTCTACATTGGCGGCCCCAATGATCAGGGTATCGCCATACCACCAGCGTTTGAGCGAAGCCAGCGAGACGCCTTCGACGCGGGCCACTTCGGCCAAAGCTGGTCGGACTTTGAGACCCGAATCGAGCAAAGCCCGGACTTTCAAACAATAGCCAGCGCGGCGCGTGCCTTCGTCTTTGATGGTTTGGGGGCGGCTGTCGTACCAGCTCCAAAGTGAGTCACGGTCATAGCCTGAAGCACTGCGTTTGACTGTTTTGGGAGTTTGATCTGGGGATTCAGCAGGTTTAATCTGACCCGTTTGAAGCAAGTGTAATGCGACTTTTGCTTGGACTTCTGAAGGCAAAGCCTCAAAATGATAAACTTGCTGCGCCCCACCGTTTGATTGTCTTTCAGAGTATTCCCAAGACTCACGCTGAGCGCGTTTTCTTACACCTCTGGACGTCATTGATAAAGCTGTTCCGATTGTGGTGCTATCAACAAGCTGCATTTATTTCTCCATCTTTTAAACCCAACAAAACAGCAATTTTGTGGGCATTTCCATAATTGCCTTTGTTTTCACCAGAGATGACTGCATAAGTCGTGCGCTCGCTGACGCCATGCTTGGCGGCCCAGGATCTAATCGTTAGACCCTTCCTCCGAAAGTCGTCTCTGACTTCCTCAATTGTTTTTATTTTTTTGGTTGCCATTTTGCTCTCTCTGTGAGATATGAAATACTGTGAGAAACCATGAAATATTACATATCTTATTTTAGGAACTTATTTGCATCCTTGTCAATACGTAAGGGGAACTATATGTATCTTTTTGTTCCGACCTTTTGTTCCGACCTTTATATGTCTGAAATCCTTGTAACCCGCACTGCAAAAGGAAAAGACGAAGGTCGGAACAGTTCTTTGTTTCAAGCAATTGGGTTCCGACCTTTTTAGTATGAGGTCGGAACTAATTGGTGCCCGCCTCAAGCAGTGGAGGAAGCATTTAGGTTTAACCCAAGAAAAATTTGCAGAGCAAATAAGGGTACATATAGGTGTCTTTAAAAAATATGAACAGGGCAAAAACACTCCTGGAGGAGAAGCCTTAGCTGCAATTGCAGAAACTGGTGTAAATATCAATTGGCTTTTAACCGGGGAAGGATCTATGGCAATGGCTGACAGTTCAACAGACTCTCAGGTTTTACCTGGGCAACTGTCAGAAGTTCAAGAAAAAATGAAACGATTGTTTGATTTACTACTTCAAATTGATGAAGAAAAGCGCGGTGTTGCAATCGCTGAAATGCTTTCCAAGGTTCAAGATGCGGTGAGAATGAATGAACTGGAAAGGATGGTTAAAGAACTTCAAAAAGACTGAAATTTAAATGTGATGGTTTATACGTAATGTATAAACGTGTATAATCATTTCTGTCGCCCTCAAACTAGCAGCTTGCTGATGTACACAGAATCTTTGGAGAGCACAGTGGATAAATCACATTTAAAAACAGGCTCCAATATAGTAATCATCGATATTACAAAGGGCCTTGAAAATCACAAACAAGAGTTGATTACACTCCAATGTTTGATGTTGGATACAAAGGAAGAACAAAAGATTCAAGTCTTAGATGAACTTGAACAAGTTTTAAAAAAATACATTTAATCGGGGCTATGGTTCGGTTTTGTTGGCCTCTCTAGATCTCGCAATTATCTTATGGGATAATTTTAAGCGAAAAATATAAGGAGCTGACAATATGAAATTCTTAAAGGGCTGTTTGACCATATTTGGGGCGTTGTTTTTGCTGTTGGTGGTCGTTTCAATTATCGGTGTCGCTATGCAGTCACCAGAAGAAAGAAAAAAAGCTGAGCAACAAGCCGAAATTGAAGTAAAAAAATCCGAAGAACAAGAAGCTGCAAAAGAGAAATACAGACAAAAAATGGAAGCGACCAAAGCAGCTGAAGAGAAGGCCAAGCTGGCAACGGTTACAGCCTCTCAAATCATTAAGGTCTACGACAATAACAAGCTAAAAGCTGAACAAGAATACAAGGGGAAACGCTTTATCATCAAAGGATTTGTCTCCTCCATAGGAGATGATTTTCTGGGCAACCCGTACTTTACTTTTGGCTCTGGTGAGCAAATTGAAATACCCAGCCTTCAGTGTCTTTTTAAAAAGAAAGAGGCTGACAAACTAACAAAGCTCAATAAAGGCCAACCCATCACTGTTGAAGGTACCATCGATGATTTCTCTATGAACATTATTGTTCGGGATTGCAAATTTTAAACGAGTGTTCAAACGCCATTTAAACGCCTCATTTAAGAAAATCAAAGTGTCTCAAATCAGTTGCACGAAAAGCCGGTTTTTTGCTTCTGGCGCAAAAGTGTCTCAAATTGGTTTGGGGCTTTTTGATGGGGGTGTGACCCGCGTCATCACATCACTTCACAGCTCATCACGCCATATCACGTTTGTGTCTCAGATCAGTTGATTGCTAACAACCCGGATAAAAAAAACAAACGGAAGCAGTACTTCCGTTTGTTTTTGTAAGAAATTATATTGGGGAAGTTATTGCGGAATGCCCCGCACCAAGGCCATGCCTTGTCCTCCATTGGCGCTGTTCTGCGACCAGGTAGAGGGTTCAGAATCCAGCACATGGTAAGTCCCTGCGGGCACAATCACCTGGGGTTCTGCAAACCAATAGGCATTGGGTACCCCTCCCTGACCTGGGCGGGTTTGAACTTTCCAGGGGCCATAAATTTTGCCTGAATTGTCTTCAAGCGAGACTGTGCCTCCTGTCGAGCCCTGACCTTCATTCCAGTGATAGGTTTGCAGATAGGTAATCAGCGTGGCCTTCTCAAGATGAAAGGTGGTTGCAGCAGTCGGGCGGTTAAAAACGGCAAGAATATTGCCATTGTCAAAGATCAGTTGATCTGCCGCAGGTATAACCGAGGCCGTGGGGCTGGGCGTAGCGGACGCTGAAGGTTTCGGCGTTCCCAGATTGGGGCCCACCCAAAGCAGGCCTTTGCCTTCATTGACAACGGTCAAAAGGCGATCTCCCTGCGGGCTAAAGGCCAGATAGCCGGGTTTGGGAACCCCCGTCAGATAGGGAACAGGAGCAGAATACTCTGGCCCCCCTTTGAGAATCCGGTTCTTGCTGGGATCCGTCCAAAACAAGGCCTTGTCAAATTGCCCACCGCCAGCGGCCAGACTGCCAAAATTGGTATCTTTGTCAGCTTCAGCCAGTAATTTGGCGGTTCCATTGGGCTGAATCAGGTACACCCCAGGGGTGCCGCCAAAGGGCCAGCCCCCTGCACTGTTGAGGGCATAGATTTCATGGCGGGAATCCAGATAAGTCAGCGAGAAAAGCCCCGGGGGAATCTCACTGTCTAAAACAGCCACTTCCTGAGTACTGCCATTGGGCAGATACCAGAGATTGTCATTTTCAAAATCTGTAAAATACCACCCCGCATCATTGG